AAGCCTGTCAAATCTTTTGAAGTATGGATGGAAACAGTTGCAGACATTCAAGTCGGTGATGCAAACCCAAAAGCCATCCAGTCGGAAGCCTAAATAGATTATTGGTTCAGTTGGCAATAGCCACACAGATACCAATAAGTGAATGGGTTGATGGCGAGGACATTTTAACTGCGTTAGAGATATTGGAGCAAAGGAATGGCAGATGAAGCAATCGCTTACAACAAAGCCGACCTTCGCGATATTTACAAAGCGTTCAAGGTTATGGATGACCAAGCAACAGAAGAAGCTAGAACTCAATCTGCTGCTTTGGCGTTTTTTGCATCTCAAGAAATTAAAGCATCAGCTGGAACGCGAACAAAAGCAGGCAAGGTTGCGCAAAGAGTTGCTGACGGAGTTTCAATTTCAAAATCCAGCAAAATTGGTGAGTTCAGTTATGGTTTCGCACGCCAGAAATTTTCAGGTGGGGCTACAACGCAAACCCTATGGGGTGGTGTGGAGTTTGGATCTAATAAGTTCAAACAGTTCCCTACATATTCAGGACGGCAAGGCAGAGGTTCGCGTGGATGGTTTATCTATCCAACGCTTCGCAGAATTCAGCCTGAATTGATTAACAAATGGGAAGCAAGTTTTGATCGCATTATTAAGGAATGGGTCTAATGGCTACTGGTAATCGCACCTTAAAATTATCGATCCTTGCGGATGTTGATGAATTAAAAAAAGGTTTAGCCTCAGCTAATAAAGAGGTTGAAACAACCGCTGACAAGATTGGCGAGTTTGGTAAAAAAGCAGCATTGGCTTTTGCAGCTGCTGGAGCAGCCGTTGGAGCATTTGCAATATCTGCTGTTAAAGCAGCAGCGGAAGATGAGAAATCTCGTAAAACTTTAGAACAAACTATTCGATCTAATACTAAAGCAACCGAAGAACAAATTGCTGGTTTAGATGATTACATATCTAAGCAATCAATAGCGACTGCAACTACCGATGATGTTTTAAGACCTGCTTTTGCAAGATTGGTTCGATCAACTTCTGATGTTACTAAAGCACAAGAATTGCTTTCTTTGGCTCAAGAAATTTCTACGGCAACTGGCAAGCCACTTGAAACAGTTGCTAATGCTTTAGGTAAAAGTTTTGATGGGCAGAATGCTGCTCTCGGCAAACTTGGATTAGGTATTGACGCTGCAACTCTAAAAACAATGTCGCATGAACAAATCATGCAGCAATTAAAAGGAACATACAACGGATTTATTGCCAATGAAGCAACCAATGCTGAATTTAAGTTCAAACAATTAACTATTGCTCTTAATGAAACTAAAGAAAAAATTGGAACAGCATTATTACCTATTGTTAAAGAATTTGCTGATTTCTTACTTGCAGAGGTTGTGCCAAATGTTCAAGCCTTTGCAGCTGGTTTAGTTGGAGATGATAGTGTTACCGCAGGTATTACTGCTGCAACTGAGGGTGCATATAATTTTGGACTACAACTTATTGATTTAATTACTTTTGTAATTAGTATTAAAGATGAACTATTAGTTCTTGGTGGCATTATTGCAACAGTATTTGTTGCTAATAAAATTGTGGCATTTGTGAGTGCAATTATGACTTTAGTTACCGCAATGAAAGCCCTTAGAACTGCTGCTGCTGGTGCTGCTATTGCTACGGCGTTTGCAACTGGAGGAGCATCTGTCGGGTTGGCTGTTGCTGCTCTTGCTGGTATTGCTGCTACTTATGGGTTATCACAATTAGCAGGAGGCGGAGATTTACCAACAGTTCCATCAGCTTCTAATACTGGATCAAACTTTACTTATGGTTCAAGCAACCCAGTTAATATTACAATTAACACATTAGATAGCGAGAGTGCAGCTAGAGCCGTTGCTAAGGTAATAAATGAGAGCGCAGCAAGATCTAATCCATACCTATCTCGCGCTGCTGTAAAGTAGGAAAGAATGACTGCTTGGTCGCCAGTTTGGAAACTCACGGTTGCAGGTGTTGATTACACCGACATTGCAATAAGCGATATTCAGCATCAGGCTGGTCGAACAGATATTTACTTGCAACCAAATCCTTCATTTATACAAATCAATCTTGTGGCATTATCTGGTCAAACCTTGTCATTTGATATTAACGACAGCTTAAATTTACAAGTTAAAAATAGCGCAGGAACTTATGTTAATTTATTTGGTGGGGATATAACTGATATAACTGTTGCTGTTGGAGCAACTGGGGCAATTGCAAGTGTTGTCCAATACTCAATTCTAGCAATGGGATCACTTGTTAAATTAGCAAAAGAATTGTATGCAGGAACAATCTCTCAAGACGAAGATGGAAATCAAATCTATGATCTATTGTCTAGCGTGTTGCTTGGAACTTGGAATGATGTTCCAGCAGCTACAACATGGTCAGGATATGATGCAACTGAAACATGGGCTAATGCCGTAAATCAAGGGCTTGGCGAAATTGATCAGCCTGGTCTTTACACAATGGAAAACAGAGCAGCCGAAGCGGATACTATTTACAACATTGCAAGTCTTATTGCTAACTCAGCATTTGGATATTTGTATGAGGACAATGAAGGCAATATCGGATATGCAGATGCAGATCATAGACAGAATTATTTATTAATCAATGGTTATGTTGATCTAGATGCTCGCCATGCTTTAAGTCAAGGGCTCAGCACAATTACTCGATCTGGTGATATTAGAAACGACATTGTTATTAATTATGGAAACAATTTTGGATCTCAAGAAACAGCAACCTCAGCAGAATCAATTGCTATTTATGGGTATAAAGCAGAAAGCCTAAATACAGTTCTTCATTCAGCTGTGGATGCACAAGCTGTGGCAGATCGGTATATTGCTCAAAGAGCAATTCCTTTACCAGCATTCCAGAGCATTACTTTTCCAATTACTAATCCAGAGATTGATAATAGTGATCGAGATAATTTGCTAGGCGTATTCATGGGGCAACCTTTGAACATTGAAAATCTACCTCCTCAAATCTCAAGTGGTGCATTTGAAGGATATGTTGAAGGTTGGTCATGGAGCACTAGGTTCAACGAATTATTCCTTACGATTAACTTGTCGCCGATAAGTTATAGCCAAGTGGCAATGCGTTGGGATACAACACCAGATACTGAGTATTGGGACACTTTAAGCCCAACATTGACATGGGAAAATGCTACAATCGTAGCCTGATAAAAGGAGCAAAATGGCAAACACAACCTCGTTCGGATGGGAAACCCCCGATAACACTGATCTCGTAAAAGATGGGGCTTTGGCTATCCGCACACTTGGTGAAGCCATTGATACATCATTTAAGGGCTTAGCAATAAATGCTCAAACGGGTGCAACTTATACAGTTGTTCTTGCAGATGGTTTAAACAAAATTGTAACAATGGATAATGCCAGTGCAAATACTTTCAAAATTCCAACTGACGCGTCAGTAGCATTTCCAACTGGAACTGTAATAAATGTTTATTGTAAAGGTGCAGGAAGTTGCACAATTAGTGCAGTAACCTCTGGAACAACAACCATTGTGTCTGCTGGAGCAACTTCAGCATCACCTATTGTTAAACAATTTGGAGCAGCTAGTTGTATCAAAATTGCAGCTAATAGTTGGATAGTGGTCGGAAAAATTGCTTAATCCAATAATTGGTATTTTAGCATCAAGTGGTGGATTTGAACCAACTAGCATTGCTGGGTTAAAACTATGGCTTGATGCTGCCGATACATCCACAATAAGTTTGAGCGGTTCAAATGTTACGCAATGGAATGACAAGTCTGGCAATGGCTATAACTTTGCGCAAGGCACAGCTGCTAATAGACCATCATCTGGAACTAGAACACAAAATGGTTTAAATGTTATAGATTTTGATGGAACAAATGATTTCTTACCTACGACAGCAGCCAAATCAGCATTCAATTTTCTAAACAACACAACAGCAACTTTATTTTTGGTATTAAAAAATGATAGCACTACTGGTGTGCAATGGATGTTTGGCAATAATGGTGGGTCTAATGCTCAGATTGGCATCCTTTCTTACAACAGCGGAACTAATTTTATTTCTAGAAATGGTAATGGCTCGGGAACTTGGACTTATGATATAACTGTTGCAGGTAATACAACTAACGCAAAATATTTAACCTACAAATCAGATCCTGCAAATGCTACTGCTGCTAATAGAATTAAATTGGCTTTGGATAATGGTGCTTTTAGTGGCGCAAATACAGAAACTCAGGCAGCATCCGCATCAGATAGCACAAGAGATTTTTCTATTGGGGATGCCGCTAGTCCAGATACTGGTATTCCTATGGATGGATTTATTTGTGAATTTTTGATTTATGACACTATTTTATCCAATGATGATATAACAAATGTTCAAACTTATTTGTCAGGAAAGTGGGCAATCTGATGTGGTATGAATGGAATAGCAAAGAAGAATTTGATACTTGGCATAATGATCTTTGTGATTCTTTAGGTTATCCATTAACTCCAGTTAATCAAGCAACAGGATTGCCAGATGAAACTGCTCAAAAGGTTGTTAGATATACAGATGTCTTTAGGGTTCAAGATAAATGGATTGCTTGGGTTGATGATGAAAATAGTGAAGGATTAACTGCAACAGAATTAAGACGACCTGTTAGAGTAATTGAGTAATGAAGGCTTGGTTATCTAAAGCTGCTGTTCAGTTAAGAGAACAAACTGATGATTGCTTCCCAGACAGGAATCGTAAAAGTGATGGATGGGCTGCTTCTGTGGCACATTTATCCAGAGCACCTAAGTCCGACCATAACCCAGACGAAAAAACAGGTTGTGTTAGAGCAATCGACATTACTGCTGGGCTATCTGACGATAAAAGGATTTCAGCGTATTTGGCAGATCAGATTCGATTATATGGGAAAAATCATGGGCGTATCGCTTATGTAATTTTTGAAGAAAAAATAGCCTCACCTTTGCTTGGTTGGAAATGGCGTAAATACAAAGGCATTAACAAACACAATCATCACATTCACATCAGCTTCAAAAAAAATCAAGACAACAATTCAGAGTTCTTTGATATCCCACTACTAGGAGGCAAGTAATGAAACTAACCAACAAACACAAAGCAGCAATCAAGTCATATCTAAGAGCTGTTGCAGCCTCTGGTATAACTGTGCTTTTGGCAATTGTTGCTGATATCCGACCAGAACTTGCAATTCTTGCTGGTGCGTTAATTGCACCTCTTGCAAAAGCAATTGATCCAAGTTCAGGCAAAGAAGCTGATTATGGACTTAATGCGAAATGACAGCGAACGAATGGGTTGGATTAAGCGTTGGCGTATGCGCCATTGCAACAAGTTTATTAGTGGGTCTGCGCTGGGTTATTAAGTCTTACCTACAAGAACTCAAGCCTAATGGTGGCTCAAGCATGAAGGATCAATTAAACAGATTAGAGTCGCGTGTTGATGATCTCTTTATCTTAATTAGTAAGCGATAATTTATTTTATGGCGAACACACGAAAACCTATCAAACGCAAAAAGATCAATCGTCGCGTAGTTCGCCAAACTCCTGATCCAACAAAGATTGACGCGCATTACATTGCGTTGCACGAATGTTATAAAGCAGCTCGCAAAGCAGGATTTACACCAGAGCACGCATTCTGGTTAATGACCGAGCATAAGACTTTTCCTGATTGGGTCGTAGGTGATGGTGGCATCATTCCTAGTATTGATCCAACAGAGGAAGATGAAGATTAAGCGGATCGCGTTTGTTAGTGACCTCCAAGTTCCATTTTTTAATGAAAAAGCAACAAAGTCAGTAGGTCGTTTTTTATCTAAGTGGAATCCCCACCGCACCATTTGCATTGGAGATGAAATAGATCTTCCGCAACTTGGTGGTTTTAACGCCAACACTATTGATGAGATGGTTGGCAATATCCATGATGACAGAGTATTGACCCAAGAGGTTTTAACTTATCTTGGTGTAACGGATGTGGTAGGCAGTAATCATGGTATTAGGCTTTATCGATCAATTAAGAAACGATTGCCCAGCTTCTTAAATCTGCCTGAAATGCAATATGAGAAGTTTATGGGTTATGACAAGTTAGGCATTAATTTTCATCCTTTTGGTGTGGACTGGGCGCATGGTTGGACAGCCGTTCATGGTGATGCCTTTCCGCTTAGTCAAGTGCCTGGGCAAACAGCCTTAAATGGGGCTAGGAGGCTAGGAAAAAGCGTGGTGTGTGGTCATACCCATAGATTAGGACAATCAGCCTTTACAGAGGCTTCTAGAGGGCAATTAGGGCGCACTTTGTGGGGTGTTGAGGTTGGTAATTTAGTAGATTTAAGCAGTTCAGGCATGGCATACACGAGAGGCTACGCAAATTGGCAAACTGGCTTTGCTGTTGCTTATGTTAAGGATCGTAAAGTGCAAGTAATTACTGTTCCAATTAATGCAGATGGCAGCTTTATATTCGAGGGTAAGGTTTATGGGGCTTGAAACCGATTATAGGGATCGTTCGATTGATGATCATATCGATGAATTTGAGGATATTGGCGTTATCTAATCGTTATAAAACACGCCGAAAGTAATTAACTAAAGGTCATTGCTTTAAGTCATACTTTATGTATTCACAACCGTTGTGGATATGTAAGGGAGCAACATGACACTAAGAGAAGCTGCATTTATGTGGTTCTACATAATGCTTGGATTAGGCACAATTTATTGGATTCATTCAGCAATAAAAGAGAATTACGGGCAGACCATGTATTGGCGTGGTCGTAAACATGGCTACGACATGCACCGCAGAATCACAGATGCCAAGCGAGATCAGGTATTTGATTATGACAAAAACTGAGCAACTCTTTGAAGAAGTCATTCAAATCTTGCACTCAAGAGGTTCTCAATATGGGCATCCAATTGGAAACCATAAACGCATCGCCGAACTCTGGTCAGCTTATCTTGGTTATCCAATCCAGCCAAATGAGGTTGCAATACTCATGTGTTTGGTCAAAATCAGCAGACAAGCTGAGGATCCTAGAGTCGATGACAATTACAAAGACGCACTTGGATACATCTCAATTGCTAAAACAATAACTGACGCAATGCAAGACGGGGATGGAGTGTGGGCTGATGGGATTTAACTTAGACGATTATGAAGATGTGGCTACTTTAAATAAATGGTTTATTGCTAATTTTCCGTCTGGGAGATCTGATATTTCAGTGATAAGCCATGACCCTGTCAATGGTTATATCTTGGTGCAAGCAACTTTGTGGCGAGATAGCAAAGATGAGCAACCAGCTGTGAGTAACATTGCTTTTGGTAGCAGAGAAACTTACATGCCTAACATGAAAAAATGGTATGTAGAAGATACTGCTAGCAGCTCACTGGGTAGGGCAATAATCCTTCTCAAAGGTTCAAACAAAACAGCTACAAAAGATGATATGAGAAAGGTTGAAAGTGAACCAATTAAAAACATTTATGGCAAGAGTGGCAATTCGCAGGTAATTGAAATGGCACTCCGAAAGTCATTTGCAGATGATGCTAAGCCAGCAAGCGAACCTACAACTTGGTCAGTTGGAGATGTTGCGGAAGCCTTATCAAGCAAACCTAAACAACAAGAATGCGTTCATGGCTTGATGATCTTAAAAGAGGGAACTGCCAAGACGGGTCGCCCTTTCTACGGATATGTATGCAGCGCACCAAAAGGAGAACAATGCGATGCTAAATGGGCGGTTACAGCTGCTAACGGCAGTTGGTTCTTTAGAGAGGAGGAATAAATGGCTGACATGATAATGATTGATGGCTCTGGTCTAACTGCGAAATTTACAGATAACGGAGTTATAGTAGAACCATCAACGATTGTTTGTGATACTTGCAACGATGACAGATTACTTCACGAGGGCGATCTGCTTCGATGCTATTCCTGTCATTCAATCAATCGAATTCCATAGTGCCGAATTACGAATACGCTTGTGATAGAGAGGGGTCGAGTATTGTATTGGATCTTCCGATGCAGCACGAAATCCCTCTTTGTCAAATATGTGGCTTTGAATTAACGCGTGTCTATACTGCTGTTCCAGCAATCTTTAAGGGAACAGGATGGGCTGGTAAAAGTGGTAAAGTTTAGATGCAACTTTTGTTCAGCCAATTCAGAGTTTATCTGGATGGATGGATACGACACAGCTGATGGCTTTAGGGTTTATCAATGCCTTAAATGTTGCGCTATTGGCACAAAGAATCTAGCAGAATCTACTGACACTCAAGAGCCTGTTATGCGATGTGATAAATGTGGTTCTTGGCAATTTGTAGATCATCCGTGTCATACATGTTCATTGGTCAATAGTAAATGACTTGCCGTCTGACCTGCGGTTATGTTAATGGATTTGGAGTCGTATGCTACCCTTAAACGCAAATTCGCTTTCAGAGCGAAAGGGCGATCTGCGAAGCAGAAAGATCGCAAGGTTTGGTTTGGTGATATCTCTGTCTTTAGCAATGACAATAGCCTTTCTAAAAGA